ATGTTGACAGCCAAGCAAGAGGCATTTTGCGGATTCATAGCTAGTGGCCAGACTGCCATAGACGCCTATCGCCAGGCATACCGAGACGGTAAGCCAACTACCATAAGCTCAAGCGCCAACAAGCTACTCCGTCTGCCCCATATCGCCACCAGGATCGACAGCCTTAAGGCAGACACAGCCAGCGCTACAAGCTGGGACCGTGCCAGGTTTGTGGGCGTGCTCTGGCAGCGAAGCCAGGCAGCAAGCCAGGCTGGCCAGCATAGCGCCAGTATCCGAGCCTTAGAGCTTATTGGCCGAGCCTGTGGTCTACTCGTGGACCGTGTCGAGCACAGTGGCAGCGTAGGCGTGGAGCACTACGCCAGGCTCACGATGGACCAATTGGAAGCGCTAGCCAGGCACAGCGACAGCCAGCCAGCCATGGCCGAGCCTGGCCAGGCACAGCCAGCGCTACAGCCTGGCCACATTGTTGAGCCTGTGGCCGAGCCTGTGAGCCTGTGAGCCTGGCCGCTGTGGCCGTTTCACCGCCAGACCCCCATCCAGGCGGTACCATAGGCCGGGGGGGATTCCTCCGTGTGGTTGGGCACTCAGCGCCAGAAACCCCAAATTATTTTCACTAGGCTCAAGATAGGCACAAAATGACCACTCCCACAACACAGGAAATCCAACAAGCAGGCACCCTGGCCAGATTCGAGATGGCAAGGCGCAGCTTCCAGAAATTTTTGCCATACATCCAGATCATCGAGCCTGGCACGGGTATGGTGCCCCTGGACATCTGGCCCCATCTCCACGACGCCATCGGGACCATGGCCGACAGCCGCATGGTCATCTGGGCCAAATCCCGCCAGATCGGCATCACCACCATCCTCTCGGCTTACGTCCTGCATCATGCCTCCTACACGCCCAACGCCCTTGCCCTGGTCTTCTCCAAGGGTGAGCGGGACGCCTGGGAGTTCCTGTCCAAGTCCCGTGCCACCTACGAATCGCTCCCTCCCGAGCTCCAGAAGCCCCTGGCCCAGCCCGACAACCGGGAGCAACTCACCTTCGCCTCGGGCTCCCGAATCATCACCATGCCCTCCACCGAAGCCGCCGGACGTGGACTCAACCCCACGCTCGTAGTCATCGATGAGGCCGACTTCCACGAATACCTCGACGCCTGCTACAACTCCGTCAAGCCAGGCCTGGACGACAACGACGGCCAGCTCATAATGACCTCCACCGTCAACCCGTACCACATGGCGTCCCTATTCCAGCAGCTCTACCAGAACTCGCCGGTCAACGGCTTCCAGCGCCTGTTCTTCGGCTGGCGCTCCCGGCCCAACAGGGACCAGGAGTGGTACGACGAGCGCAAGGCCCAGTACCCCGACCAGGCCCTGTTCCAGAAGGAGCACCCCGAGACGGAGGAGGAGGCCTTTGCCCCCGCCCGTGCCCTGGCGGCCTTCGATCTGGACACACTCACGCTCATGCGCCAGGACACCCGTGAGCCCGTGGAGCGCACGACCCTGGGCAACGGCGTACAGGCCAACATCTACCAGCCCTTCCAACCTGGCAAGCGCTACGCCGCTGGCACGGACACGTCCCACGGCACCGGTAGGGACTTCGCCGTCACGGTCATACTGGACGCCGTCACGGGCTACATAGCCGCCGACATCTGCTCCCAGGTCCTCAACCCCACTGAGCTTGCCGTGGCCTCCGTGGACCTGCTCAACCGCTACGACGCCCCTATATGGGCCATCGAGGACAACGACTGGGGCATCCTGACCATCACCATGGCCCAGGAGCTCCGCTACCGACGCCTATATCACCGGGATGCCGACCACCCAGGCTGGCACACCTACGACACCGCCGGGATGTCCGGGGGCTCCCGCTACATCCTATGGGGAGACCTCATAGAGGCCATCCACTCCCGGTCCATCACCATTCCTAATATGGAAGGACTTTCCCAGTTCTTCAACGTGATCCGTAATCCGGAAAAGCGGGGCCGCATCGAGGCCCAGCAGGGAGCGCATGACGACTATCCCATGGCCGTGGGCATAGCCTGGCAGATGCGCCAGTTCGCCCGACCCTCAGCCTCAGAACGGGGCCGACGCCGTGATCCCACACAGCGCCGACGCCGTAGCTGGTCCCGTTGGAGTTAAGAGATGCCTTTTAAAGGATTCGAAGACGAGCCCGACGCCAATTCCATAGATATGTACCGCTCCCATCTCAAGGAGGTGTGGACCGCCGCCCACCGCAAGTGGGAGCAGTATGACTCGTACTACTTCCGCACCTATTCCGTATGGGACGGCTCCGAGTCACACAACCGCCCAGGCTGGCTCAAACCGGCCCGCCCCACATCCGTAGTGGACAGCGCCGTAGACCACCAACTGGCCTCCGAGCCCACACCCCACCGCTTTCCCGTGCGCCAGTCCGAGGAGTCCCGCTCCAACGCAGACCGTGTGGAGGAGGGCATCAAGGCCATACTGGACGAAGCCGCCCTGCTCGAACCAGCCCTCACATGGAAGCAGGAGGGTAAGAACCTAGTCCACCTGGGCTACGCCGTCCACGAGCTGGGCCTGGACTCAAACGTGCTCCAGCGCCGTGCCGACGAGCCCTCCCGCAACGGGGACTCCGAGGAGGACTTCCGGGCCAACATGCGCCTGTTCGAGCACTACCGGAAGACGGCCATGCCCTTCCGTACCCGTGCTCCCCACCCGGCCCGCATCCTACTCGATCCCTGGGAGAAGCGCCCCCGCATAGCCATACGCCATGCCCGCCGCTTCTCGCAAGACCTCTATGAGCTCACCCTGGCCCGCCAGAAGCGTGGACGCCCCGTGGACCTGTGGGAGGTACGCAACAACCGGCCCTTCGAGCTCATCCTTGTAGACGAGTACTGGACCGAATGCTGGCATGCCATGGCCGTCTCTGGCCACGTTGCCAGCACTGGCCGTGAGTATCACACCAACAAGCGCCTCCTGTTCACCGAGAAGAACACCTGGGGCTTCGTACCCTACTCCCACGCCTACGCAGGCTTCGGGCAGGAGCCGACCAACTCTGACCGTATAGACCCGGCCAACCTGGCCATCGGCATACTGGACTCGGTCATAGGCGACATCCGTGCCCAGGCCCAGGCTGTCTCCGGACGCCACAACGCCCTCATGGACGCCACCTTCAACCCCATCGGCACCAACATGGGGGCCGAAGAGCTCCGTGACCAGCTCGACCAGGGCGACATCCTGGAGGTCCCTGACCGGAGCTCCGTCTGGCGCATGGAGATACCCCAACTACCCCGCTGGATGTTCCAGACCGAGGAATGGCTGGCCCGTGACATCGAGGAAGGCACCTTCTCCCGTGCCCTATCAGGCGTCCGGGAACAGGGCGTCTCCACCGTGGGCCAACAAGCCATCCTCTCCACAGCGGCAGGCCGCAAGTTCGTGGGAGTCTCCCGCCAACTTGAACACCTCGCCACCGTGGCGGCATCCCAGATACTGCAACTCACCGACCTGCTCGACCTGGACCTCACCGTCCGGGGCAAGACGCTTCGTCCCTCCTACGTAGAGTCCGACTACACGATCCACGTCTCCTTCGACCTGGTAGACCCCGTCCTGCAGCTCCAGCAGCGCCAACTCGGCATGCAGGAAGTAGCCGCCGGTCTCAAGTCTGCCGAGACCTACTGGTCATCGGACGCCCATCTGGAGGACGCCACAGGGGAGCGCAAGCGCCTGCTCATGGACTGGGTACGCAAGAACCCCCTCGTCCATCAGGCCATGGCGATGGAGGTGGCCCGAGAAGAGGGTATCGAAGCCCTGGTAGAACGTGCCATAGGCATGGCCCAGGGAGGCGGCGGTGGCCCCATGGGAGGTGGCGGTGGCTCCATGCTAGGCCCGGATGGTATGCCCCTCGACCAGTCCATGGGACAGACGGGAGGGGCCCCGGCAGCGGAAGGCCAACTACGCCAGGGACTGACACCCAACACGGCCTCTCCTGGCCGCACAGGAGCTAACCTTGCCTAACAAGAACGAGTTCACCGAGGCCGTCCTGTCCATGAAGGACGAGCTTGACGACATGCGTAAGAAGGCCGACAGGTCCCGGCCCATACCATTCATGCAGCGCCGTGTCCGTGACCGGGCCAGCGCAGCATCCCAGTTCCAGCAGCTCAGTCCCCAGGAGAAGCAAGCCTTCATCCAGGAGAACGGGCTTGAGGCTACATTGAAACTTCTAAGAGGCACGGCAGAGGGGGCATAATGGACCCACATCCACTGACTAAAAAACATCCGAATACTCCGGAAGGCGAGGCCGCTGCCAAGTTTGAGGCTAAACGAGCGTTTAATCTTGATCAGTACAAAGGCAAGGTAGACCCCGACGATTTTGACGTGCTCTGGAATGACACCGAAGGGCGGTGGTTCTTGCACTTCAAAGACCTCGCTCCTGGGGCTCCTGGTGCGATAAACATCCAGCAAGAACAGGTCAGGGATGAGTTCTCTGGCGACATGTACACCGGCTTCTTCCAGATAGGCGCAGACGGTAAGCCCAAGCTGGTTGGCTTCAGAGCCTCCGAGAAGAACATCCAGGGCCTCGACCCCACCCAGCTCCTTGAGATCAGAGCACAGAACGTGGTGGGCAATCAGATCGTCTATGAGCTCATGGATGGCACCAAGATACGCCAGAACATCGAGAAGCCCGACAAGGTCATCTCAGGTGCCGATATCAAGGAGCTCCGCACTACCATGCTCAACGACGGCAGCAGCCTACAGTGGTATGCCGTAGGCGACCAGGTCAAGAACTTCCATATCCCGGCAGACGTGGACCTCAGCAAGGTCAAGTTTTCCCACGCCGAGCGCCTGGGTAAGCAAGGAGAGCCTGGCTACAACGAGCTTGTAGCGGTCATGACGGACGGCTCCAAGTTCCGCTTCTCGGCTGACACCGAGGTCATGGACCCCAAGGATATAGAGATAGCCCATGAGGTAGAACTCGATGACCGCACCGTGGTCATCCTCAACGATGGCACCAAGGTCCAGATACCCCACGACGAGGAACTACCCACCGCCGAGATTCTCCAGGATGAGCAAACCGACGAGTGGTATGTCAAACAGCCAGACGGTAGATTAACCTTCTTCGAGCCCTACCGTGAGGGTAAACTGACCACACTCCCAAACGGAGAGATCGCTGTCATCCAGCCCGATGGCAGACTAGCGCCCTGGCCTACCAAGTACCAGTCAGGTACGTTCCGGGACCCCAACACCGGGCGCTGGTTCGAGCAGCAGACCACAGGCGCTATCCGGGAGATGGACCCCCGTACCCAACCCGGCGTCGTACAGATGGGTGGGCGTGAGTTCCTCCAGCAAGGAGATACCAGCCTAGAGGAGCTCGACCCTCGTTTCCAGCCTGGCGTCATCAGCCGTGATGGCGTACAGCTCATCCAACAGCTAAGTGGTCAGGTCTCACAGACCCGTGCCGCCAACCTGGACGAGGTCATAGCCCAGGCCCTTATCGACGGCGACTTCGACAAGGCCTTCGCCTTCCAGGACTTCAAGACCCGCCCCACTGCCCTGGAGGCTTTCCAGGCCGCTGTGGCCTTTGCCCGGTCCCCCGCAGACCAGCAGCTCATATCCTCGCTGGCCCGTGGTGAGACCACCGTCGAGCCCCCGCCCCCAGGCACCATCCGCAGGGTGGGCCCACAACCCGACTTCCTTGTACAGGAGTACAACACCTTCCAGCAGCGCCTGCGGGCAGGGCGTCCACCTTCGGCAGCGGAGCAGCAGCAGTTCATGACCCGCTTCCAGGAGGGCCGCACCCCCCTCACCGACCAACAGGACGCAACCATCAGCCAACAACAACAGCAGCTCGAACAGCAGAAAGCCAACTTCGACCTGCGTATGGCCAAGCTAGAGACCGCCAACCAGAAGCAACAGCAGGACTACAATCTCAAGATAGCGCAGGCCAATAAGGACCGTGTTACCGGGCAAAGAACCGTAGATGCCGCCTATGCCGCTGCTGGTGGTGATCCTACTGGTGACTCTGGTGACGTACCAACCTACCAAGAGACAGTTGATGGTGTGACCCGTACATACCGTGGAACAAAAGGAACCCCTGGCGCTAATCCGACTGCTGCACTGTATGTGGACCCTGTTACCGGCGAGACCATAGACAATGCGGTGGACTTCGCCGAGTCTCTAGGGGCATTGGATATCATCAAAACCACTAACCCGGATGGCAGCACGTCTGGAGCCAACGCACTTAGCGTAGACCATATAGCGAACATAGCTAGAAACGCTGCCAAGTCAGGCCAGAACGTAGGCACTGCCATCAGAAACGCTATAAACAAGAAGAGAAATGACGTAATAGCCAACGCCCCCGCTGATAGTATGGTGAGCCAAGGTAGTTTCTCCAGTAAGGTTGCTGATGCTCCTGCTGATGCTCCTGCTCCTGCTCCTGTTTCTGGTATAACTCCGGATACTATTTCTACTTCTTCTCAAGGAAGGTCTAATGTAGCGTATCAAGAAGCGTATGAAGAAGCCGAAGAAGCAGCCGCAGAGATGGAAAGACCCGTTACCTCTGGAGTAGACATCGGTAGGACGGAGACAGGATTTGACGTCTCTGATGTAGACTTGGGTAGTTGGCAAGATATAGATGCGGCTCTATCAGAGCAAGGTTTTGAAACCCATTCTTATGCCCAAGGTGGCATGACCCATGGCAAGAACCTTGAGATAGTAGGTGAAGAAGGCCCCGAGCTCGTAGACCTCCCACCCGGCACATTCGTTCTTCCCATCAAAGGGCTCAACCAACGCCAGGTGCGCCAGGCCAAGCGTCGGGGCGTCCCAGGCTACCAGTCCGGCGGCGTGGTCTTCGAGGGCCTACCCTTTGGCCTGCGCCAACTTCAGGCTGGCCGTGCCATCACCCCGCCCCGAGGCTACCTGTCCCGTGCCGCAGGCCTGACCCTGCCCTCGGCCCAGGCCTTCCAGAACATCACGCCCGAGTCCAGAGATGTATTCATGGACCTGGCGTCCCAGGCAGGCATCCCGCCCAAGTCCTTCGCCCAGGAGCTCCAACTGACGCAGCCCAGGGGCGCTCGGCAACCCACCGTCCGGATGCTGCCATTCAGTAGTAGAGGTGCTAGATAATGGCTTTCGACCTACCGATCCAGACCGCTGGCCGACGCCGCTTACAGAAGATAAGGCTAGAGGAACAGCGCCTCAGGGAACAGGCTGAAGAAGAGGATTACGGGCTAGACCTGGTGCGCCCGCCTGCCTTAGAGCTCCCTAAGCCAGAGCGCCCCCCTCGCATGGGCTCCTGGGACCGCTTTGCCCCCATGGAAGACGATATAACGGAAGGCGAGTTCCTACAGGACAAGCAGGCCCGACAACAGCCACTGACCCTGGAGGACTTCAACAGCGCCCGTAGTAACCGATTCCGTCAGGAGACGCTCCGCAGGAACGAGACTGGCGTAGATGTAACGGAGGAGGACGAGAGCTGGAGAGCCCCGCCAAGGCTGTTCCCTACGGCAACCCAGGCACCAGTATCAGCTCCCCCCGAGATAACCCTGACCGAGCGCCAACTGAACGCCGACACCACGCTCCAGCGCATACAGGAGCAGTACCCGAAGGCTGCGTTCCGTCAAGAGGAGCCCTCATTCCCACCCTTCGGGGAACTGAGCGTCGGAGCTGCCCAAGTCCAGTCCCAGTCTTTAGGGCAGAACCTCCTGGGCCTGACCACAGCACCACTGGGGGCGCTAGAGAGTACCTTTACCCCTATAGCCAGGTTTGGAGCCGAGATAGCTCCTATCTCCAGTCTTGTTAAAGCAGGGTCACCACCCCTTCTGGCTATGGAGCAGGCAACTAATATACGGGAGTTGATCCGGAACCCCACCACCGACACGGGCAGACTACTAGCTGGCCGGTCCAACCTATATGAGTTCATGAACGAGTCTGTGGAGACCAGCCGTACACTGCCCTGGTACCAGAACATGGCAGAAGGTGCCCTATATGACCCCACCATCGTCTATGGCTCTGCCAAGTCGCTGCTCCGGGGTATCGTCTATGCCAGTGAACTAGGAGGCATCACTGTCCCCGTAGCCAGGGCATCAACCAAGGCAAGGCCCAACCTGTCTCCTTGGGAGAACAAGCGCCTTGGCCAGATAAACAGGGCCCTCAATGCAGGCAAAAAGCGCATGAAGACAGCAGCCGACGCCGGTAACGTGGATGAAGCTGCCAAGATAAGGGAGCGCCTGAACACACTTACCAGGGACAAGGCAAGGCTAGTTACCAAGACCCCGGAAGCCCAGGAGCTCAGTCAGGAAGCCGCCCTATCCAGCCGTTCCACGCCTTCCACTCAGATCGATCCACTCCGACGTACCCTCATCCCAGAGGGAGCTGTCGATGTGGACATCAGCGGTGCCAGACGGGCCTCTATGCTGGAGGAGTTCGAGCAGACCCCCTTCGAGGGGATGATGGTAGAGGATGTCTTCCTGGGCCAGGACCGCTCCTACATGATAAAGGAGTTTGGCCTGGAGAGCGCAGCGGCCCACAACGAGTTCGTAGCCCCCCTACTAGACCTGTCCGAGCGTATAGCCTCAGTAAAGACCGTGGACAGCCCCGCTATGCGCCAATTCCTGGCCAAGACGGGCGTAAACCCCGGTGCCGCCATGGACAGTGACGTGGGCAAGGCCTATCTAGGCTTCATGCAGCAGCGCATATCCTCCGATGAGATGGTCAGTACGGTGATGAGCTCGGTCTTCGACTTCCACATGGGCAAGGGCTGGAAGGGAGGCCAGCTCGGGCGCAGCAGCCACCTGCTCCCTCTGGACCGTGATGGCTTCTGGAAAGGCCTCAAGCTCAAGAACGGCACCTCGTCCAAGCAGCTCTGGTACAACGTCCTGGAACATCCCGACAGGTACGACCTCACCGATGCTCAACAGGCATTCATAAAGGACTACAACCAGGTGACCAACGTGGAGATTCCCGCCCTGCTGGACTTCCACGGCATCAACCAGCGTATGCGGTCCAGGACCCAGGGTGAGTACTACGTCCCCCGCTCGGTAGACGAGATAAGAGGCGTCCTGATCCGTGGCGCTTCCGACCCCGACATACGCCGCCACATAGACGACGCCACCGAGGGCTTCCTCAACCAGGGCGTCCGGTACTCCAACGACCCCCGCAAGGTGCTGGAACTGCACCTGCGCTGGGCCTACAGCAAGGTAGCCAAGAAGCAACTGGACGACACCCTGGAGCCCCTCTCCATCACGGCCACGGACCTCGTCTCCAAGCCCACCCGATCTGCTTACCAGGAAGCCTGGGCTCTCAAGTCAGGCCTGGAGGTAGAGCTCCGCAAGACCCAGCGGGCGCTCAAGACGGTCCTGGGTCACGTCAAGGTCACGGGTGCCCGGGAAGCAGGCTCAAGACGGTCCCGGTCATACAGCATAAGGCATGTCCACCAACTGAATAAGGTCATCAACGACCTGGAGAACCTGCCCTTCGAGGAGTCCCCAGGCATCTCCCTCACAGGGGAGGTACAGCCCGACCAGGTATTCGAAGGCCTCAAGTATGCTGGCAACCGTGGCCGCATCATGGGCAAGATAAGCGAGGCCAAGGAACAACTGAGAAAGCTAGAGGCCAGGGAGCGTGTTGAGGCCCGACAGCAGGCTAGAGCTTTTAACTTGGAAAACCAGCTCAAGGCCAGGATGAAGATACTCACTGACTATCAGGACGCCCTCAAGACCGAGCTCAACTCCGCTGACATGACATGGAAGCTATCCAAGACCAAGTACCTGGATGAACTTGCAGCGGCCAAGAAAAAGCAGGCTTCTCCCAGCGAACTCTGGGGGGTGAACCAGCCCGACGACATCGCCATAGCCACCTGGCGTGGAAAGTTCTTCCGGCGTGAGGACGCCGACCTGCTCAACAAGAGGCTCCCCCTGGTACTGGGGGATGAGCACATAAGCGACAAGGTCTTCAAGTCCTTCGAGCAATTCGGTAACGTCGTCCGGTTCCTCTCGGCCTCGTTGGACTTCGCCATGCCTTTCATCCAGGGCCTGCCCGTGCTGGCCTCCAACCCAGCCGCCTGGTCCCGTGCCACCCTGCGTCACTACCAGGCCTTTCTTGACCCCGCTGTCCAGAGCCGACTCATCAGGGAGAACATCAACGAGTACCAGTGGCTGGCCCAGCACGGCGTGTCCGTGGGAGACCCGGAGTTCTTCGCCGCACTGCAAGCTGGCAAGGGCTTCTCCCCAGGAGCGCTCATGGAGTATATCCCCAAGGTGGGCAAGGAGACCCGAGACGTTATGCGCTGGGGTGGCCGTCAGTCCTTCGGCAGGTTCATGGCCTCCTACAACGTAGGTCTGGGCTGGTCCAGGGTGCAGCTCCTCAAGGGTATGCGTCAGAGCTGGAAGAACATAGACAGCGCTGATCCTGCCCTGAAAGCTACAGCCGAGGCTGAGATAGCCCAGCATATACGCAACCTGACCGGCGCACTGGACTCCCGTGCTCTGGGTGTGGCCCCCAGCCAGCGGGCCGTCGAGGGCATGTTCCTAGCCTTCTCCCCCCGCCTGCTACGCTCAACCGTGGCCCTGGTCAAGGATGCCACCTTCAACCCTACCAGCCCGGTTGGCAGACGAGCAGCCCGCTCCCTCGCTGTACTGGCCTCTGGCGCAACCAGCGTCTATGTGATGACTGGCTTCGCTCTAGGCAAGGACTGGGAGGACATCAAGACTGGTCTCAACCCGCTCAATGGCAAGCGCTTCTTATCCCACAAGATAGGTGACGACTGGATAGGAGTAGGGGGCCAGGTCCGTGCCATCTCCCAGCTACTGGCTGGTATCACCATAGGCGCTTTCACGGAGCCCAGCTCCCTCATCACCATGGACCGCTACAACAACCCCCTGCTCAAGTTCCTCAGCGGCAGGGGTGCTCCCATAACCGAGACTGTAGGGGCTATTGCGGAGAAGTTTACGGGGAGGGATGCCCTGCCCTACGAGGAGATAGACGGGTATCAAGACCTGGCCAAGCATGTAGGGACCCAGGGTGTGCCCTTCGTCATCCAGGGCAAGCTGGAGGGCGAGAAAGCCCTCACGCTACTGGCTGCTGAATTAGGTGCCCGCACCTCGGCGGGCAATGTCTACGACGAGCGGGAAGTGGCCCGCAACCAGGCCATGCTCCGTCTGGGCTTCGTCAAGGAGAAAGGCTCCTTCAGCTCCGGTTGGCAAGCGGCCCAGGAGCGTATAGGTTGGAGACAGCTAGGCCCTAATGAGCGGGTGATGGACTGGAGTGAGCTCAACGTAGAACAGCAGAAAGAGGTTATGCGCCAGGCCGAGCTGGAGGATATCACCGGCAAGATCGAGCGCAACCAGCGGGAGAAGAACCTTATCACCCGCAACTACCGGGACAACATGGACCGCATCAAGGATGACATGTGGACCCAGGTAAGAGGCAGGGCTACCCTATATGGCAGGGGCAAGGAGTTCCGTGAGGCCCTACCCAAGATATATGCTGAAGCCCGAGGGGCCCGGAACAAGTTCCTGGAGTCCAAGGAAGCTGTAGAGGCTAAGAAGGTATTCCAGGAACGGGCCAACGATAAGGAGAAGCGGGACAAAGAGCATATCGAGAACCGGGCCATGAACGACTACATAGACAAGTTTCTCTCGGCAGACCTGACCAACCGCTTCACAGGGGAATATGACTGGGAGAGGGCCGAGTCTATCATGAAGAGTCTGGAGAATGACTATGACCGTGAGCTTGGCAAGGAGGGGGCAGGCAAGGAGCTCATCCAGAGGATGCAGAACCTGCTCCGGGAGGGTGAGCCTCCTATAATAGCCGAGCTCCGTGAAGCCAGGGAGGTGCTCCGTCCCTACTGGGCGCTGACCGAGGAGGCCAAGGGCTTCCATGACGAGATAGAGGTGGAAGCCTTCGAGGAATGGTTAGACGCCAACCAGAAGCAGCGACGTATCCTGGAGAATGACCTGTACAGCTACAATCTGGAGCCTATCTTGAAGACCTGGCGTTCACTCAAGGTCAGTATGAGAGATGACCCGGATAGTGGGATCGAGGATACCCTTATCACCTGGGGATATGCCGAGACCCCCCATACGGTGGCTGGCCTGGAGGCTGAGACCCTGGGCATCTACGAACAGCAGGAGCTGGAGAGGGAGCGCCAGGTACAGGACCCGCTTGCCGAGCAAGGAGTGCTGGCCGAGCCAGTGGGCGCTACGTCCCCGTAGACTTTTCAACCTAAGTATGTTTACTATCTAACAAGTGATCCCTCCTCTAAGGAGCATCATGCAGGAACAACTGGATACCCAGATACCGGAACTTCAGACTGAGGAGCCTCAAACTAATGAGGAGCCCCAGGAAGAACCCGATTACAAGGCCAAAACCGAGGAGCTGGAGGCCCTGGTCAGCAAGCTACAGAACGACCAGAAGTCCAGGGACGGGTTACGCCGGAAGGAATCGGACAGGGATGCGGAACTAGCTGGTTTTCGAGACGAGATAGCGGCTATGCGGAAGGTGCTCACCGTTACCATGGAGTCATTCCAGGGCGGTGACGAGTTCCAGAGCCAGATATCCCAGATAAACCAGGAGGCTGCTAAGAGCCAGGCTGACCGTGATTGGAATGGCCGGTACGACAAAGAGCAGGCCCGCCTCCTATCGACAGTACAGGACGAGGAAGGCAACCTTCTCATCAGTGAGGAGGATGCCACCAAGATTCAGACCCAATGGCAAGCTGCCTGGAACAAGGCCCAGCAGGGCAACTACGATGAGGTCTATGACACTCAGATAGATGCCCAGCGAATGGTCCTTCAGGAAGAAAGGCGCAAGTCTGATGCCGAGAAGAAATCGCTCCGTGAGGAGTCGAAGCAATCGGCAAAGAAGGCCCTGGAAAAGGCTGGCGTCAACGACCTGGACACAGGCTCTGCCATAGCTGGGGGCAATGAAGACCTCCATGGTTCCGCTCTCATTGAGCGGGGTCTGAGAAACCGACAAAACCCACTCTAGAGGTAATCAAATGCCAACTCTTTCTGAATACCAGAAGTTGGCCAACGACGATGTCATAGCCGGTGTTTTCGACAACATCATCACGGCATCCGAGCTGGCCCCATTCCTACAATTCCGTTCCTTCTCAGGCAACTCCCTGGTTTACAACCGGGAGAGCACACTCGGTGCCGCCGCCACCCATACCGTGGGTGACACATGGTCCGACACCGAGCCTACCTACACCAAGAAGACGGTCTCGCTGACCACCGTGGGCATCCAGCATCCGCTGGACCGCTTCGCCATGCAGACCGTGGACAATGTCCAGTCCCAGGAAGCCGTCCTGCTTTCCAAGATGGCAAAATCCATCGCCCGCAAGCTGGAAGACCTCCTCGTCACCGGCAACTCCGGTAGCGTAAGCACGGAGCCCGAGGGACTGACTTCCCTGCTCATCAGCGATTCCCGCCTCCTCATGATGGACGACGGCTCACAGCCCTCCACCATAGCCGGGGACGAGACCGAGCTGACCCTTGACCGCCTGGACGCTTTGATCGACCTGGTGGAGAATGGCAAGCCTGACTTCCTGATGATGAACAAGACCATGCGCCGGAAGCTCACAGCCCTGGCTAGGGCCACTGGCAGCGGCGTCATCCTTAACAGCGCCGAGATGTTTGGACACCAGTACGTCCTCTACAATGGCATCCCTGTGGTGATAAATGATTACATCACCAACAGCGAACAGTATGAGAATGCCGGTGGCTGGGGCTCCTCCTCCGCAACGACCATCTATGCGATCAAGACCGGCGAGGAGAAACAGGGCTGGACGATGATCCACAACGGCGGCGTCCTGGAACCCGACGTGCAGCGCCTGGGCACCAAGTTCGACAAGAACGAGGATGTCTACCGCATGGCCGTCTACTTGAACGCCGTGGTCTACTCGGCCAAGTCCTGCGCTGGACTGGCTGGAATCGACTCGGCTGCCTAATCGGAACATCCCTCCTGTTGAGCACAGTTCCGTAATCTGATGATGGGAGGAAAGCCCAATGGCTGACCCACATGTATTTAAAGCTGAAAATGTGTTCGCTGCGACTATCGGTTCCACGGACGTGACCGCCGGAGACATGATGTACTTCGACGGCACCGACTGGGAGCTGGCAGACGCCTCCGCTCACACCACCTTCTGCGAGGCAATGGCGGTTAACACCTATGATTCTGGTGACGTAGGCGTACTCTGTACTGGTGGCATCCTGGTTGACAGTGATGCTCCCTACACGCAGGGCACGGCTATGTACCTGTCAGAGACTGCCGGTGCTATCACAGCCACCATCCCAACAACTAACGCTGCCATAAAGCAGGTTGTTGGGTTTTCTCTGTCTACCTCTGAGGTCCGAGTTAACATCCGTATCCCAAGCTACCAGAACCAGTTCTTCCCCGTGAGTGCCTATGACACTTCCGGCGAGCCTGGCCTTGGTGTGGCGACGGATGGGTGGCCTGGTCCCGGCCTGGACGGTGCTTCTGAGACTGCCTACCTTGTAGGGCGTTTCCCCGACAACTTCGTTGAACTGGAGATGGCACGGGTCGTAACCAATAACTCAGCAGGCTCTGCTGTGGACTATGACTTCACCGTCACAGCCGGTTACGACAATGCGTCGAATGCCCAGGACACTGGCACGGCAGTCACAGCCAGTACCTCGGAGACAACCCCGGCAGATAACCTGCTGGTGACCTTCGATGTCTCTGGTGTGCTCGACTCCGGTCTTCAGGGACCGGGTCGTAACTTCGCCATCCTGATCGACCCAGATGGCGTGGGTGGTGGTGAACAGCAGATTCTCGGTCTGAACCTTGGCACCTTGGTGGTCTAGGTTTGGACGAGACGAAGTACATCCGTGTGGACCTGGGTGGCAACACCTGTGTCCATGCAGACCTGGTGAACAGTCAGGTTGGCTTCAGCGTCCGTGACGAAGGGGCCAACCCGTCTCGTCCACCTGCGGCTGATTTCTGGTTGGCTTCTAACAAGCTGCTAAAGCTTCACTCGATCACGAGTCAACTGGTTCCCCAGCCCGAGCCTACCCCCAAGCCACGTCCGGTCAGGGAGAGTAGTTCACCTTTTCTTCAAACGAATGTAGGCGCTATTCTCAGGCATCCGGTAGGCTTGATGAAGAAGCCTCCCTGGTGGCTCAGGTGGCTGTACTCGGCGGTAGTTACAAAAGAGCGATATGACTAATAGGTGGTTAAGATGGTTACTCTAACATGTGGCTGTGGCAGGGAGGTCTCGACCTCCAGGGCCCTGGCCATGCATCAGACCAGCAAGGCACACCGTGACTGGGAGAATGGGACTACGGAGTCCGATGACGCTGTAGCCACCGCTCCCGCTATGGACGAGACGCTGGTAGCAGCCCTCGCTGACGCCCGTGCTGGCGCTGATCCCCGGAGTATAGCCAAGATGGTCCGTTCCGTCTTTAACCGGATGGACTGGCCCAATTCCGACCACCAGGGCACCGTAGTCGATTGGCTGCGGGAGCACAACATCCCCATACTGGACAACCCGCCCCATCTGGACCCGGACGAGCACAGGCAGCACATCACCCGACAGCTCCAGGGATGGAAGTCTGAGGGTTACGGGACCGGGCGGTGGGACATCCGGTAGGAGCTACTGATGGCAGAAGTAATACCCAAGAAAGATGAGATAATCCACGCCGAGTCCCTGGCTCTGGGCTCCTCGGCTGAGACCCTGTCCAGCGCCGGGGCCACCATTCCCCAGAACTGTGGGGACATCGTGGTGGTATGCCCGTCAGGTGACAGCCTGCACATGGCACCCAGCATCACGCCAACCTCAACGCTGGGCCAGAAGGTCACCCTGGGACATCCAGGACGTATCCCTCACGCTCACCAGAAGGTGATGAAGCTGATCTCTGATGACAGCTCCGACGTGACCTGCGTCCTCATATACTACCGGGGCGGTGGCAGGCAAGACGTAGCCTACACCAAATCGGAGCCGTTCTAATGCCAGGGCAGAACCGCAGCGGGAAGATACAGGCAAACGTCTTCAAGATGATAGACGCCAACGGCATCACGGCGGGCACCCCCGAGAATGTGTGGGTGCCCACCAACGACAGGCGTGTCCGTCTACTAGGCTGGTGTCTGTCCTCGTCGGCCAATGCCGCCATAGAGTTCGTAGCGGCCTCTGCTGACACCACGGTCCTGGCCCAGACCCCTCTCCTTGCCGCAGCGGGCGTCCACACCTCCCCCGACCTGGGAGATGGAATCCTGCTGGCAAGCAATGACGACTTACAGATCGACGTAACTGGTTCTTCCACCGTCTCAGGCATGGTCTGGGGTGTGGAGGAAGGGGCTGGTTACTAGGAGGCCTTAGATGGCTGGTTCAAGATTCCACGGCGACGGGTTCCAGACGCTGATTGCTGATGCTACTGAGCCTGACTCCGCTATAAGTTTGACTGTCCATGCCAGTACGGTTCACCGCATCTGGCTCTACGAGATCAACATGGGCAATATCGGTACTCCTGCCGACCTTGTGTCCATATACTACATCGGCCAGGTCACGGGTCCTGGAGCCAGTGCTGGGGCTATAACAGCCACGGCCATAGAAGATGGTGTAGCCAACTCCAGGGCTTCCACGTCGGTGCTACACAGTAATCTCACCACGGAGCCTGCCTACGTTGCCACCATAGCCAGTACAGGTGTAACAACCCCGGCAAACGGTGACCTGCTCCGTGTACCACTCAATCACCGTGCGTCCTACAGATGGGTAGCCCCGCCAGGTGGCGAGTTCGTAGCCCCTGCCATCACTACTGATGGCTTCGGGGGAGTAGCGGCCCACGCCTCGGCTACCACCGACTACATGATAGGGTTCCACTGGATTGAGTAGCATACACTCAGGCTCCAGGGAAGGGTATGCGCTGATCACCGACCCTTACGCCCCGTTGTCGGAGTCCAGCACCTTCAACTGCTGCCACTGTCAATACCTGGTCCACGTTCACTTCGGGTCTGGAGTAGAACGGGGCTACTGCTTCCTGTGCAACGCCGCTACCTGCGGCAAGCCCCGCTGCAACAAAGGCTGCTCCCCATTCCTGAAGCGGATCGAGGAGCAGGAGAACCGGCACCGGCTCCACAAGGCCCTGGAGCGTGGCTACGATAGATAGGAGCTTCCTATGGCTAACGAGTTTCAACACAAGGACCCTGGCACGGCATTAACCCAGGCTGAATACATAACCACTGACGGCACCGGGCATATCTTTGATTGCCAAGCGACCGGCGACATCATGTACGCCTCGTCTGCCACGGTGCTGAAGAACCTGGGTAGGGGTAATGCAAACGAGATTCTCAGCATGGGTGACTCCTGCATCCCGGCCTGGACCGCCTCACCGTCAGTGACTGACCTGACCATAGGCGGCGGGTGTATCACGCTCAGTGCTGCTACCGACATAGACCTGCTGGATAATAACGCCTCGGCTTTGTCCTTTGACGCATCCGGTAAGACTGGCATCATCGACATCGTGACCACCAACTGCTCAGAGGGCGTGACCATGAGCGGGACATTAGGAGTGACCGGAGTGGTAACTGCCAGTGCCGGGGTTGTGATAGACAACGTGACTTATGATGCTTGCACCATCACAGCCACTGCAGCCTTCACCGTAGATGCCACCACCGACATAGTGCTGGACGCTGACGGGGACAACATCACCTTCAAGGCAGGCAGCGGGGACACCACCGGGCTGGACTTCTCCAACTCCAGTGGGACGTGGACGGTCAAGGCTGGTACGTCCGACAGTGACCTCATCTTCCAAGTCAACGACGGCGGCACCACCAATACGGTGCTGACCCTGGATGGCGGAGATTCCGTGGTCTACCTCGGTGGCAACGCTACTAAGGCTGGCGAACTGCGGATTCTGGAAGACAGCGATGCTGGGTGCCATTACGCCGCCATCAAAGTCCAGAATATGGCAGCCAGTTACACGCTGACGCTCCCGGCTGATGACGGCTGTTGCGGCGAGGCTTTGACCACGAATGGAAGCGGAACCCTGACGTGGGCGGCGGGCGGCGTTGGTTGCGGCCCATTGCGAATAGCAGATGGTGCCGCCTGTGCGCCAGCCTATTCCTTTTCCGGTGATACGAACACTGGCATGTACCGTGTGGGTGCCGATGTGCTTGAATTGATAGCAGGCGGCGGCGGCTCATTACGATTGAACTCAGATGCAATGGTACTTATTAAAGAAACTGCCAACGGAAAAATGAATCGAGGATTAACTATACAACAAGGGGGATATGACACCGAAGTCCTGGCTTTCAAGAGTTGCGACGTGGCCCACGGAATTACAAGTTGGGTAGAAACCGACACCTACGGAGCCTTCAAGAAGCAAAGTGCCGATGGGGGTGGGTTGCAGATAATTGGGGCTACTGATACGGATTCAGGTAACCATAGTGCAATCTTCTTGACTGGCTTACTGGGCGAAACGGCTAACGCCACGAAGACATCGGGTGCCGGTTACGGGATTGTCCGGATTCGTGCTGACGAAAAAGACCCTTCTGGGACTTGTGTTAATCCTACGGCGGGTTGCGGGAACCTATTTTCGATAGATACTGCCACGGTTACAAAGTTTATTGTGGATGCTACAGGCGATGTCCACGCAGGAGCCTGCGGCACTCTACCCGACATAACAGATACATATGACGATGCCCAGTTAGTACGAGCCTTTGATATCAATCGGTCTAATTATGGAGCGGGGGGTCGTGTAGCATGTCGGTGGGAAGACTTTATCACCTACAACGAATGTACTTTAGTGGAGGCTGGTATCCTGGGATGCACCCTAGAAAATGAGGGGCTGCTAAACGTGACTGGACTCCAACGACTACACAATGGGGCCATCTGGCAACTTCACGCCCAGCTTCAAGAGCAGCAAGAACGGATAACTGCTCTCACGAGTCAAGTCCAGGCTCTTACGGAGGGCAAATAAATGGCAATAACTTTCACCACGGACAAATTACAAGGACTGCCTTCAGCGGTAGCGGGTGTCTATGGCCGTATCCAGTCTGTCACCGTCAAGAAGTACGACACCGACCCCGTTAGTTGGTCATGCCTGTATGACGTGGTTCTCCACGCTTCCGCTGCGGTGCGTAACGCCGCCGGGGAATATCCAGAATGGGGTAACCGTCTTCATTCCCCACATATTGACCACTTCACTTGCACCTACGACCCGACCAGCAATTCCAACCCATACGCTCAAGCCTACGCTGACTTGAAGACCAAGATAGCCAGCATCGCATCTAGCATCGCAGACGCATAGGAGCATTTATGCCTGATATGGGGCCATACATGGCCGAGAAGTACACCAAGATGATTGAGGGAATCACCAACGATCTGGGCCGCACGGCTGACAAGCTGGCCTTCGCCCAGAACATCCTCCGTGCGCTCAAGAACCCTGACATGCTGGTGGACGGTGCGCCTCTCACCCTGGAGCGGCTGCAAGTGATGGAGAACGGCGACATCCGCACCCTGCCACCGCCTCCTGATATGACCTGCATCGAGGAAGTCACCAAGGAGTTCGGCAAGAACGGGAAGAAGGAAAAGGAAGCGGTGTTAGCTAGTGACCCTGCTTAGTATCGGCACCTACGAGGACGCCCAGTACCAGAATGATGCTCCTATAGGGCCGCAGGAGCCGATACCTACTGGTGTCCACAGCATAGAGTTGTCCTGGGATAGGTCCAGGGGCTACATGCGGGTGATCATAGGTGGGAAGACGTGGTGGTTCAAGGAGTACCTGGGCAAGGCTGTGGTAGTGGGGACCGATAACGGACGGGGCCGCATAACACTACGGGCTATGTCTAGGCTGGACGGCGAGACATTGACCATGTACCGCCCGCCAGAAGCCCCGGCGCATGGGATGGTGGAAGGGCTGGAACGCAAGCGCACACACAACAGACTCTGCTACCGGCGCAGTTCCCAGGACTGGCGGCTGCGGGATGAGCGGCTACCGTGGAACGACCCCGACGCCCTGAAATTCGTCACGACCTACGTTGGTGATCTCAGTGCGGAGTGGAACGGTCTGGACAAGATAGCCCACATATACCACAACGGCACCGCTGTCATAGACGACCAGCACATCTGCCACCTGTACGACCCAGACCTGAGTTATGGCTGAGATAGATGACCTGCGGGCGGAGTTAGAACGATTAAAAGCAACGGAGGACAAGTCCGAAAAAATCCAGATGACGAGCGGCGATATCGTCCGGCTTATAATCGCCGCACCAGTCGTTTTTACCTGGCTATTTCTGGGAAGCAGGATCATAATCTCAGCGACGACAAGCCAGCATGTGTTGAGTAACGTGGAGCCTCTCGTAATGACATTATCCATACTCACCATACCTGTTACGGGCATACTCCAAAGCCTATTCGCTGCACCGGGGAATGGAAAATGACGCTATTTGAAAAGATATGCCGAATGATTGGGGACAGGCGCATCCCGTCTCCCAAGATGCCAGCGTTTAAACTGTGGCGGGTTGGATTCGCTAACCGGCATGTAACAACCGTAGTGGTGATGGCAATCGTGGTCAGTGCCGCAGCCGTAACCGTGGGGCTTTATTTCGCCATCAAAGATGTGGCGTCGAGTACATACAACTGGCCTGAGCCAGCACAGTACGCTGTTACTGCTGCGGGCTTGGAGACGATGGGTAAAAAGAACGAGGACTACCCTGACGGTACAGAGAGCCAGACCTTATCCATTCGCTTGGCTGATGGGGCCAGGATAAGTACCCTCCGTATAAAAGACACTGACCTTGGGCGCACTGGCATCTCACGGGCACTGGACATCAGCCCACTGACCAACGCCGTAACCGGGGCCACCGCCTACCTCTGGGTTGGCAATCTAACTGTTACCAACTCGTCCTTCCCTACTTTCAAGATGGAGACTAGCGACGTTGCCAACTTGATCACCGGCCTACTCTGCGATGGGCACACTATGGCAGCAACTATCACCAATACGGTGCCAGATATGGTGCTGGAGAGTGAGAGGCTGTCTTCGGTGTACGAGGTGGACGGCTCCGTTGTTGACCGCATCCAGATACACATCACCGGGACATCAGGAGCCTTCGTTGAAAATCTGATACTCGATAATGTGGATGCCTGGAACGGAGAGGCTTATTTTTCCAGGTTAAAAGTGGGAAACCTGACCATAAATAATAGTAATAAGGTGGGTGATGGCTCAGGAGTGGACTCTGCCAGTTGCCAATTTGAGCCTAATGTCGCCGCCCGAAACATCACCAATACGATTCAAGACAGACCGATAAAGGTGCAGTGATGAAGACAGCATTAGGGCTTGGGGTTATGACAGCGTTGATTGCAGGCGTGGGTGGCATCATGGCTGTAGGCTGGGCCTATGAGGGGCCGAGGCGGTTCGTCCGTCGGTTGCGGTTGCGTAAGGCATTGCGCTGAGATGTCCTGGTTTAACCGACATTGGTGGAGACCACATCCAGAGGAGTGGGGAGTCCGGGTCTGCCGCATCTGCCGGGTTAGGGAACAGGCGATGTACCACTCCGAGACCGGACTGTACTGGATAAGATTATGAAGACGACCGCATTTCGCCCACAAATCCTCGCCAGTATCGTGGCAGCTACTATTTTCTGTACGTTCACAGCTTGGATAGGATGGAAGATGGATGCGACAGAAATCATCACTGGATTGACCGGGGCGTTCATAGGATTCTTAGGCGGAATCTCCCTCCGTATCATAGATTCCGGTACGGACAACGAGTAGAATGTTATAGCTGCCTACGGGCAGACATTTAACCTGTCACGGGGTGAATGTCCTGGGTGTCCACTCCCGCTTGTGGGCACTCAGGGAAAACAAATATGCCTAGTTCGATAGCAGTCCCGGTACTCTTTCCCTATACGTTCCCGTTCACCTTCGGGGCACTATCGGCGTATGTCGATATAGGCGACTACGAACCTGTTCTTCCTATAGAGTACCGTTATACGATGCCCTCTATCTTCGGGGGCACAGACCTTGATCAGCTTTTTGATGAGGCTGACCTGACCTGGTACAGTCAACCAGCGACCCTCATGCCGGAATACTACCCCCGTGATCTTTATGGCTTCTACGCAGCGGGTGAGTCCGGCGGTAACTGGGTGGTGATGGTGCTCTCAACCCCTACCTTCCTGCCGGACGGCACGGCGGTAGCGCCTCCCACAAGCACGGCCCCAGCTCCGGGCACCGGCAGTGGCCAGACCTCAACCCGCAGCCCAGGAGCATAGATGGCATCATCCCTAGATCGATGCTATATAATGGACACATCATGCCAGAAGAGACATTCTACATAGGCCAGAACGACACCGCTGCTCCGATCACCCGTGACCTCAAGGACGCCTTCGGTGCTCCCGTCAACGTCACTGGGGCTTCGGTCAAGTTCTCCATGCGGGTCAAACCAGCGGGCACCGTCAAGGTGGACGGCGCTTCGGCTACCGTGGTCAACGGCGGCATAGGCCGGGTCCGGTACACGTTCTCAGCCACCAACACCAACACGGCAGACGAGTATGAGGGTGAGTTCGAGGTGACTTTCTCGGACGGCAGCATACAGACTTTCCCTAACCGGGGTTACATCCCGGTAGTGGTTCAGGATGATATAGGCTGATGGCTACAACTACTCGCACCAACCTACGCAGGGCGCTCAGTGAGGCTATCGGGGACTACAACTCCTTCAGCACCTCATCTGATGGCAACGACGCCAAGACCAGCCTGGTCTCTGACACGCTCAAGAACTATCCGGGCGGCAGCGATGACGGGGCCTTCGAGGAGCAGTACTTCCTGGCCACCTCCGGGGCCAACGACGGTGAAGCCAGGCGCTGTCAGCTCTACATAGCCAACGCCACTGACGGGCCTACCTCCATACTCCAGTCAGCCCTGCCCAACCAGACATCCAGTGATGACACATTCGAGCTGCACCGCTACGATCCCGAGCTCAAGCACGTCGCTATCAACAGGGCCCTGGTGGAGCTTTTCCCTACCGTCTACCTGCCCATCCGGGACGAGACGCTTATAGTGGACAACGTCCTCTCCAACTCGGACTTCGAGGACTGGACCTCCGGTGTCCCCGACAACTGGACCGAGGTCAACTCTCCCACCACCACCCAGGAGACTAGCCGGGTGTTCCATGGCTCCAGCTCGGTCAAACTAACCGGGCCTGGTGGCTCTGTAGGCCAGCTCACCCAGTCTCCTGAGGTCAACATCAACGAGATCGCCGGTAAGACGGCCCAGTTCAAGATGCGTGTGTGGACCGATGGAGCGTCACAGGCAAGGCTTATCCTGGACTGGGATGGCTCATCCACTGAAGCTGGGGATTACCATGAGGGTGACTCGGAGTGGCGTCTGCTTTCGGTGGACGCTGCCGTTCCCACCTCAGCCACGCAGGTCAAGGTTATCTGCGAGGTTGCCGCTGGAGCCACGGCCTACTTCGACACCGGCTGGGCGGCAGTAGGCTCACTACACCGCCTCACGGTGCCGTCCAGCATCGTCCGGGGGCCCATGCATGTCATGCAACAGCATAGCGAGAATCAGGTGGATGGTCCCTACTATCCCCTTCTTCCAGGTGAGTCCCCAAGCCGGGGGAGAATCCTGCGCCTGGACGGGATGGGACTGCTCTCCCGGCCCTCCACCGAGTCCGGCACCACCGAGATAGCCGAGCCCCAGCTCAACCTGGTGACGGCTTACTCGGCCATGATCCTGTTCCAGCAGCTCTGGACCCGTTCCGCTTCCGAGCAGCGGGAGAACCTCTTGCAGAACATCACCATATGGCAGGCCGAGGTGGCCCGCCTTTCCCAGCAACCAGGCATCCGGATGCGTACCCTGGGGGCCAGCCGTGGCCGCAATGCCTGGCACATTGAAGAGGATGGCTCCGGGCGCTACCTGCTCTTCGACATATCCAGGGCAGGCGCTCTGAGCTTCGTGTAGTATGCCTAGCAGCGGGGTAACCCACGACCTGGTCCTGGAGGACTACGACGCCCAGCACCGACGGGGGTTCATGTACGCCCGGTCCAAGAACGGCAGGCGTCCCTTCGACAGCCGGGAGGCACAGCCCATAGCGCCACGGCAACTGACCATGGGTGAGCTGACCCAGTCTGAGGACCCGCCCACCATCTCCCTGACCTGGTTCCAGGACACCTGGATCAAGGGCATCGGGGGCAAGGAGTGGCGCAAGGAAGGGGACCGGGGCAAGCTGGCGACCTCCAAGAAGATCGAGACCTACCCCTACGGCACCCTGCGACCTGCCAGGGAGATGACCAGCACTACATTAGATGCTGTCCCCGGCGCTGATTCTACCTTCTATGTGCCGTCCGGTTTTGCCACTGCCCCTCGGGACACCTCTTCCAGCCTCACCGGGGGCTTCGAGGAGACCGAGCTCTGGTCATTTATCGGTGGGTTCACCTACAGCGGCGGCGACGACAACTGGGTTAGGGGAACCCGGCCCCAGAATGACATCAACTACCGTAACGGCACCAACTACGACAAGTGGGTAGTAGCCCCCGGCTGGTGGGGTGGTACTGACATGGACGATATCGCCATGCCGTACATCTACAAGGAGCCCACCGTCGCAGCCTGGGTAGCCTCGACCAAGGTAGAAGGGCGCTTCAAGTACTTCGCCGTCACCAAGAACAATGCCGGTAATGATGTACTGTGGGGTGGTAACAACGTCACTGACACCGGCAAGACCATCGACGGTGCCCACAACAACAGCACCACGACCATCACTGCCAATGCCGATATCTCCGCTAACGTATCGGTCAACGACATCATCGTCTGTGGTGTAGGAGCCGACGCCGAGCAGGAGGCCATGCTGGTCACTGCCGTCTCCACCGCAGCCATGACTGTGATACGGGCTTATGGTGATGGTGCCGTGATCTACGAGGGCGGGGAGAAGATACACGTCCTCAGCCCCCATGGCATCCGCTCCAGCTCAGACCCTACCAACAGCGGCTCCTGGTCTTCTCTTACCACCATCGGGCAGAAGGAGGCCCCTATCGTGGGGCTGGCGGTGGAAGAGGATACCGATACCCTTCTGATAGCCAAGACAGATGGCCTCTGGCAGCAGTATTACGAGGCCCTGGAAGAGGGCGGCAGGCTGTTCATCCGGAACCTGACCATCGACTTCAGAGGTAGCGGCCACCCCGGTAACTTCAGGGGCATCCATACCTGGAACAAGATGGTCTACCTCCCCATGGGCAGGGGTGGACTGCTGGAGTACAACGTCCGGTCCGGCCAGGCACGGGACATCAGCTTCACCCTCACGGCAGACGAGTTCACAGACCTGCACGGTGTGGTGCTGGCAATGGCGTCCAGTCCATCAGCCTTATACGTCGCATTGAAGGACGCCTCTACCCAGGTGATACATATCCTGGCGGGGCACATGGTGGACGTGGACGGCGAGACAGACCTGCGCTGGGACATGATAGGAGAGGCTGGTGCCGGTGCCGCTGTCACAGATGCCCAGACCACCCTCTGGTACGACTCCAGTAGGAACGACCACTCCCGGCTGTGGATAGGGTTCACGGAGTCAGGTGTCAGTGTTACCCCAAAGTTCATCCCTGTAGGTATCGCTGGAGATGATAAGTCAGATGGCTACACCAACGACACGGACTGTGAAGCAACTTTTGTGAAGTACACAGCCAACCTCCCCAGGGTGGATAAGCACTTCAGTGAGCTGGAGGTGGAGTCCAAGAACCTGGGCACCGGGGGACGCCAGTGGGCCTTCGACTACCGTCTGGACAACGACCCTAACTGGGTGAGCTGGGATGCCGTGTCGGTGTCCCCCTTCCAGACCATCAAGTTCCCGGCAGGCACCTCTGGCAAGGTCATCGAGATAAGAGCTAGGCCAGCCATGACCAGCGTAGGCACCACGCCCCCGGAGATAGTCTCCCTACGCATGACCTCCCAGCTCCACCCCGATCCCACCAGGATATACCCGGTCACGCTCTACCTGGCAGACAACCAGGCGCTGCTCAACGGTGCCGAGGGTGGGCGGGTGAGAGGGGACCTGAGCCAACTGGAGACCTGGAACAGCTCGGCATCGGACCTGACCTTCTACACGCCGGACGGCGCTGGCAGGGCAGTGATATTCATGCCGGGTTCCATGCAGAAGCAGGAGAGTTTCAAGGAGCGGGGCAGGAGATCGGAGTACCATGTCTCCTTCCTACTGGCAGAGGTGGGATAGTGGAGGTCAAGTGCCTTCGCTGTGGCTACGCCTGGGTGTCCAGAGACCCTGACACCCCTCCGGACCAGTGCGCCAATCCCAAGTGCCGCACCTACTACTGGGACCAGCCCAGGAATACCAAAGGCCACTCTCTGGAGGGACATCAGAGAGTGGCCTTATAAAGGGAAGTGAGTGGAAACCCACTTGCATTATAGGAGGGAGTCATGCCAAAGGTCAAGGTTGGTAGAAAGACGGTACATCTGCCCTACCCAAAAGGCGATAAGAAATCCAGCAAGCCAACAAAGAAGAAGTGATGGCAGCTAAGGCGATGGTCCGGGGGACACTCAAGACCTACACCTCAAAGCAGTGCATCCTCTGCGGCAAGAGCACGGTGAATCGCTGTCAGCACTGCTACAAGCCCTACTGCTCGTCCCACATCGACATACAACCCTGTCTGGTACCGGAGCGCTGCATTGGATTTGCGTGAGATAGTGGAGACCCTGGAGGGGTACTCGGATGAGTCCCCGCTGCTAATGGAGCCACGCTCGGACTATGACGCCTGCCTGGTGGGCATAGGCTACCGCTTCAAGGACGGCCCCCTGGCGGTGTACGACATCAACAAGGTGCTGAAGGTGCTCCAGACCAGGGACGGCATGAGTGTGGAGGGCTCCGAGGAGTTCTTCCAGTTCAACATCGTGGGGGGCTGGCTCGGCGATGGCACCCCCATGTTCATCGAGCCCCTGGAATAGAAAAAGGCCCCCCGTGCTGGGGGGCCTTTGGAGCTACTCTTCCCCGGTGCCATCTGGCACTGCCTCATCCAGTGCTTTCACTACTGCATCTGATACCGCATCAGCGATAGCCTGGGGAAGATTATCGATGAGCCCCTCTATCCTATGGATAGTCTTCACTATCTCAAGTCTCTGTTCCTTATCCACCTTTGCTCTCCTCGATCCGCAGGCTGACACTGGCCTTCTTGGACAGTTCCTCGCACTCGCTGAGGATGTTGTAGTCCACGCCCCGCTTGAGCAGCAGTTCCTTGAAGTCCGACCACTGGGTCCGGTTGCTGATCACCCGGCTGACATCCATGCCACCCACTACGAACCGCTCTCCCTCGAACTCGTCCAGGATGCTGTGGACCTCCTCCATGAGCGGCTTCTCCTGGGCTTCCAGCTCCCGCTTGGCGGTCCTGCATCCCATCACTTCCCGCAGTGCGGCTTCCAGCCTGGGGTGTACTATCTCTAGTCTGGGTTCCTTGGTCTTGGTAGACATATCGTCCCTCCTGATTTTATTGAGAGTGGCGACGGCCATCCTGGACAGGAGATCAAGCCAGTGACCGTCATTAACGCCCTTGTCTGCCCAGCCAGTGTCTTTTCAGCCAGCCCCACAATTAAAAGCTGACCGCCCTGAATCAGAGGGCACTGGCGGTGGAGCCTCCAGGAGGGTCATAACTTCTCCCGGCGTACCAACCCACCATGGATGGGAGGGCGTACCCCTCTACCCTAAGTATATAGGATGATAATCCTCTTTGTCAAATCCTCTTCACCAGCGCCTTCTCCATCTCAGCCCAGTTCTGCCCCGCCTTGGCCTCCACTACCACCGGCACCGAGAGCTTGACGGCAGACTCCATGATCCTGACAGCCCAGGCGATGAACCCGTTCTTCACCTGGTCCAGCACCTCGACCATGATCTCGTCATGTATCTGCAACAGCCAGGTGAACCGCACGGTCTCCTCCCGCCTCCGGTGCATCTCCCCCATAGCCAGCTTGATGATGCCCTGGGCCGAGCTCTGCACCGGCATGTTGATGGCCTGCCGCTCCCCTGCCCCCTGGTAGCGCTCTATGGGACACAGCAGCTCGGGGGTGTAGCGGATGCGCCCAAACATGTCCTTGACGTAGCCGTCCCTCCTGGCCTGGGCCTTGACTCCCTCCTGCCACACCCTCAGCTCGGGCCTCAGCCGGTAGTACTCCTGGATGAACTCCTCGCACTTGCCCTCGGTCCAGTCATCCAGCCCCTCCTGCACCATCTGGTTATGCAGCCCATGGGGAGTCAACCCGTACACGACGCCGAAGCCCATGGTCTTGGTGGGGTACCTCATCTGGCTGGTGACCTGGTCCAGCGGCACGTCGAATATCTGACTGGCCGTCTCGGTGTGGATGTCCCGCCCCTCCAGGAACAGGTCTATCATGCTGCGGCACCCGGCCAGGTGAGCGGCCACCCGCATCTCGATCTGGCTGTAGTCGATGGCCACCAGCGAGGCCCAGGGAGTGGCTATGAACGCCTTCCTTATGGCCCTGCCTATCTCGGTCCTGGCTGGTATCTGCTGGAGGTTAGGCTGCTTCATGCTCCAGCGCCCGGTCTCGGTCCTGGTCACGTTGATGGTGGGGTGGATGTTGCCATCCACCACCTTATCCGGCAGGGTGTCGCAGAAGCTGTCCTTGATGTGCGCCAGGTGCCGGTACTCCTCCACCATGGGCACCAGCGGGTGGTCGATCTTGGCCAGCTCGGAGCCTTTCACCGAGGGCAGGCCAGTGGGTGTGAACGCCGAGGGCTTGAAGCCCAGGTGCTCGTAGAACAGCTTCCGGATGGCATCGTCCGAGTTGGGGTTGAAGCGCCATATCTTTGTTGGGTCTCCCACCTCGTTGACGCCCTGGGCGTAGGGTATGCTGGCCGTCTCGAATATCTGCTCGGCCTTGGCCTCCATCCGCTCCAGGTAGTGACGCCCCAGGTTTCGCAGGTGCTCCACGTCCACCGAGATGCCCTCTCGCTGCATCTCCATGGCCACCGGCAGGGTGGCACGGTCCATCTGGTACACCATCCCCAGCTCCTGCTCCTCTATCATGGGCATGAGCTTCTCATACACCCGGAGCGTGGCGTCCGAGTCCCTGGTGGCGTAGTACACCGCCTCTTCCCTGGGGATATCAGCCAGCGAGGCGTCCGGCATCGTCCCCAGCACGTCCTCCACCACGGCCCTCTCCCTGGGATCGATGTTGTGCCACCTGGTCCAGGGGTCTACTGGTCCCTCCTTCAGCACCTTGCCGCTCATCACATCAGCCAGTATCCGCTTGATCTTGCGCCCGATGTTCTGGGGACGCTTGCGCTGCACCTCCAGCTTGTTGTCCTTCTTGTTCCAGACCACGTTCTCCAGCTCGGGTGGGTCAGGCCAGTCATCCAGCCTATCCACACTTGCTCCTTCTGAGGGCCACCAGATAGCTTGGTTCCGGTTATTAGTCCAGGCTCTTGCCCCTACCGAGAACACCAGGTCCAGGTTCTTGAGATCGGATATACGTCTCCACACACGCTGGTGGCCTAGACCAGTAGCATCTCCTACTTCCCCGGCAGTGTGACCTGGGTCATCAAGGAGATATTGGAGGCAGGTCTTCATCAAGGAGAGTCTCTCCTGGGAGTCAGTTATGATAGCTTCCGACTCACTACTAGTAGGCAGGTCACTGCTCCTGGAGGTTGGAGGAAGGGCCGTACCTGGCTTTGCTGCCCTCTCCAGGTAGTCCATGCCCTTCTGCCTGCGGTGCCCTCCTATCACCTCGTGGTAGCTCTTCATCTCCATGCCGCACAGCCGCCAGGCCAGCTCCTTCAGACCCTGGGGCAGTCCCAGCACATAGGCCATCAGCATGGTGTCATCGGTATCGTCGGGCAGCGGTATCCACCTGGCGTCATAAAGGTAGTTGTGTACTACAGACCTCTTGTCCCCTGGTATGAAGCCCCAGACCCCGGCGTCCATGAAGTCCCCGGTCCCTGCCTTATCACTGGCCTGGAAGCTCCACAGCTTGTTGTCCACCACCTCGGTGTCCCAGGCTGTCTTCTCGACGTAGGACTTCCGCTCCTCTGGCGGCAGCACCTCGCTGTACACGGCCTCCAGCTCGTCCACCGGGCGCTCTATCTCCAGTCCCTTGACTAGCTTGCCCAGCACCTCGAAGTCACTCTGTATAGCCCTCATCAGCCGGGTGTCGTAGAACCCGGCAGCGGGGTGGTAGATGGGCAGGACGTTGCCCACGGGGATGCCATGCACATGCTCGACAGTCACCTCCCCCAGGAAATGCTCGATGGCCACCTTGCCCATGGCCACGATGATATCCGGCTGGTTTATCTCTACCTCCACGTCCAGCCACCGGCTGGCGCAGAAGTCAGCCTCCTGCTTGCTGGGCGTCCTGTTGCGAAGTGGCCTGCACTTGACCACGTTGGAGATCATCACCTCGGTGCGCTTCACCCCCACGCTGGCCAGCAGGCTGTCCAGGTACTTACCGGCATCCCCGGTGAAGGGCTTGCCGAATTTGTCCTCGTTCCTGCCGGGTGCCTCGCCCACCAGCATCACCCTGCCCTGCCCCACGGCAGGCACCGGAGCCTTGCAGCCCTCACTCAGTGGGCAGGCCTTGCAGCCACGGTTGATGTCATAGAAGCTAGTCATGGCTTAACTCCAGTTGCACGTCACTCGATGGGTACCAGTCCCTGGGTGCTACCCGGCTCACCACCACCCCACACTTGTCACACCGCCAGTGGATAGCACTCTCGTCTCTTTCATCCCAATCAACAGGTCTTATAACTCCATTCCCGTGGTGGTTAGGGCACCAGATGAACTTGACCTGGCCGCAGCTCACAGTACTCACCTCCCCTAGCAATATGGGCACTTCAGATTACACCTGTCACAATATTCCCGGTTACACTTCCTGCACTTCACCCAGTTATGGGGGTGACTCATTCCAACTCCTCCCTTATCTTCCGGGCTATCCCCTTGCCGATCCCGTCCACCTCGGTCCACTCTTTCTCGGTGGCGTTCACCATGTCCCTCACGCTGCCCCACCTACCCTCCACTGCCAGGCTCCGCTCCCAGCCGATGCCGGTGAACTCCTTAGCCACCCGTCGCACCAGGCTTGGAGGCCTGAGCAGCAGAGGGGAGGGTGCGTAGAACTTCTTCAGCGAACTATGCTCGGTAGCCTGGAAGAAGTTATATATGCTCCGGACGAGGTCTGCCGTCTGTTTCACGCCGCTGCTGTACATGACGTGGACGCCCATCTGGTAGTGTAGTTCGTTCAGATATGCCTGGAGCCTGGCCCAGCTCATCCCGCTGTGCGTCCAGTGGGGGCCGGACTTGTACTCGGCCTCCCCACTCTCAGCTTGCCGGAACGAGGCCTCGACCACCAGGAAGTAGTAGTTGAATCCAGCGCCCAGGGCGTCCTGAACCTGCTTAACATGCCTGCCGTCGTTGATGCAGCGCACCAGGTCCGAGGCCTTCTTCCGCTCCCCGCACACCAGTGCCTCGTCCACGCCGTGGAACACTATGTCACCGTAGGGGATGGGCACCACAGCCGCCTCGGACAGTTGCCTGGCGAGGTCTTTGTCATTGTCATGGCTGGTCACAAAAATCATGGTCTGGCCTCCGGGAGGGGAGGTACAGCAGATATCCACAGATAAGACAAACGAAGGCGGGGAAGTCCCCGTCATACCGCACCAGCCCCCCACACTTGTTACAGGTTACCCGTGGATCAGTGTTAGCAGCCTGGTTATGTCTAGGCTGTGGGGGTACTGGCCTGGCCCGGTCACCTGACCGGACATCAGGCGCTTTCCCATCAGCTCCATCTTTGGCCTGCAAGCCATCACCTCGGCGCTGAATACAGGTCCATCGGGCGTGTTCTCCCGGTGGGTCCGGATGGTGGTCTGGGCGTAGTAAGGGACATCCTTCCAGCCCTGGTAGGTCAATTCTCCTGTGTTGTAGTCCTTACCCAGCTTGTGGAGCAGGATGAGGTTCATCTTGCTCTTGTAGGCTACCCGGACGATCTCCCTAAGATCGCTATATGCGATGCCATACTGGTGTGATGGCACCTGGGCCAGCTTGCCGAAGTGGGCCAGTCTGCAAATCTCGTAGGCCTCACCGAAGGTGTCGATCACCAAGGTGCCGCCCTCCAGTTGCAGTGCCTGGGCGGCTTGCCTCTGAATATCCTTCCAGACATCTCCAAACCTGTTCATAAGCTCGGAGGATGGTCCCAGTTTGCTTGGCTGCTCTGCTTGATACAACAGAGCTTCCTTCTCGGCCATGACCGACTCGATCACGCCCTCGGTGCCTACATCCAGGTCCATGTACACGATAGGCTCCGGAGCGGTCAGCGCCAGATGACTCTTCCCGGTCTTGTCCAGTCCCTCTATGGATATGATCGTCCTTCTGGGTGCAGCCTTTGCCTCGGACTGCCACCCGTCCCTCTTCAGGTCTTCAAGGGTTACCATACTTCCTCCTAAGATTCCTCAGCATCATCCAGTTCTCGACCAGTTCCCTCGGTTCAAACTCGATGATGTGGAGCCTGAGCTCCGCATTGGGTGCGCCCCTCCTGGGCAGGTAAAGGATAGGCATCCAGACCACGGTGCATACCGACATGTACAGGTATGCCTGGACCTGGGCCATGTATCTCCAGTTCTCGGTGGGATCGCCGGGGCTGCTGTGGCGGCTCTTACACTCAACCACAGCTTCCACCCCGGCTGGCGAGGTCAGCACTCCATCCAGGCTTCCGATGATCCCATCCACCTCCCTCTCCACCTGCGCCTGGAAGCGCCAACCTCGCTTATCTGCCTCCTGGATGATGATAGGTCTCAGCACTGCCTCTGCGATCCTACCCAGGGCCATGATGTTCCAGCCCTCCTGGGTAGGTTCGCTATCATAAGACCGTCCCTGTCCGGTGACCTTCACCGCTTCATTGACCAGGCTCGACACATGGTCCTTGGTCTCGTCCCTCTCCGGTGGCGGGTCCAGCAGATCGGCGGCAGTGGTCATGGACAGTTCAATGGTCTCAAGTAGGTCAGGCATTGACGAAACGCTCCCCATCAAGGTTGATTCCCACCCCGGCCAGCGCCTCCTGGAACTCATCGGTGTAGATGATGTTCATCAAGGCTATCTGGGTGTCCTCGTGCTGGTCCTTCAGCTTGAAGGCCTGGGCAGACAGCGCCTGCCGGGTGGCCCCATCGGCGTTGGACACCAGCATCTCCTTGACCAGGCCGACGCCCAGCTCGATGACCTCACTCGGTTTGGCCGCTGGCGCTGCCGGTGCGCTGGCCTGCTGGCCGTTGACGCTGGCATCGCCGGGGAACTGGTAGACCTGCATCGGCAGTATCAGGCTCTTCCCCTCCTCGGGCTGGTCCCAGTGCGCCACCAGGCCCACCAGGCTCCGGACATTGCCGTCCAGCTTGTCCTCGGGGAAGCCCAGGTCAACCAGGCTCTGCAAGAGCTTGGCGAAGTTGCAGTTCTTGCTCAACGACTCGCTGCCCTCCAGTACGCCACCATCATTGGAGACGGTGTAGCGACTGGGGTTGCCCACGCTGTAGACCCGTTCCTCGAACACGGTCCCGGTATCGTGACTGGTAAGCTCCAGTATCGCCGCCATGCTTGAGCTGGACCCGAATCTGCCCTCGCTCACCTGGCCGTCCTTCTTCCACTCATGGATGTCGAACCGTGCGTTGGTGATTTCCATAGTCCCTCTGGGAAACTCTCCACCCTCCGAAAATTCCGAGGGCTTGAAACTTATAGCAGCCATTTAAGGCCTCCATTTAAATCGGTTTGGGTACTTGACCTAGCGATCCCGGCACCACCCGGTCCCTGAACCACCTTGGAGCCAGGTCATGATATCTGGGCCACCACCACTTCCAGGCATCATCAACTATGATCACCTGGCAGCGGTCCTGGGCGCTCCTTGTCCCACGTCCCGCCTCTTGCACCAGAATCTGCATGGCCAACTGGGCTGTCCAGCTTTTGTCCTCCGCTTGCCTGGCCTTCACGATTGCTGCTCTGGTGTCAGGATAGGGCACCTTCCCGATGATGATGTAGTTGCACTGGTCATCGGGGAAATCGTAGCCAGTGGTGACGCTCGGTGAGACCAGCACCTTTGGTGCCTTGGCCCTCTTGAACTCGTCTACCACCTGGGCTACGTTTCTTGTGGTGTGCTGCAGCATGGAATCCACCTGGGTTGAATGCTGTGCCAGAAACCTGGCACGGGCATAGGAAACCGTGAAAATTAAGCCCTTCTGATTTGGGCGGTCCCGGATGATCTGGTCGATGCGCTCCACCCACTGCAACATCTCCGATTCCTCGGCCCGGTGGTCCACTCGCACCGTCTTCACATGCGTGATGGGTGTGTTCCTCACCGGGAATGGCGATGGGCTGTCTATCCACTGTCCCTGGATGCCCAACTGCTCCATCATGGGCTTGGTAAACATAGCCGACATGAGTAGCACTTTAGGCACATGCTGGACGAGGTATCGATTGTACCGTCCCGGCCACACTGGTGTCCAGACCGCTGTTTCACCTCTGGTCTCAGGCACCCAGTCCTGGCAGTAGTCGATGCACCGCTGGCACCGCCTGGCCAGCCCCTGGAGGTACAGTACGGACTCGGTGTCATCCTGGTGACGGTCACTCTCTGGCTCGGTGGCGTTTAACCTTGTCTGGATGACCTGACACTCATCATCTATCCTCGGTAGGGCGCTATGGCAGGCCTGTGCCCATTGCTGGTACGTCCAGTCCTCTCCCCAGCGTATCCAGACCCTGTCCCTGGCGCTGAAGCTCACTTGCATGAAGTTCTCGATGGCCTTGCCTGCCTCATGTGCCTCGTCACATATCAATAGCTCGGGACTGTTGCGTCTGATCTCCTGGTGGTTGTCATCCCTGTAAACGAGGTCCAGCCCGTCCCGGTTGTAGTGGGACTGGGCCATCCAGTAGGCGTAGTTGCTCACCACCAGGTTGGACTGCCGGGTGCGGTTCAACTGCCCGTAGTAGTGGCAACCGGGGCCGTACAGGTCAGGGCAGGCATACCCGGTACGGCAGGGCGCTCGGTCCACCTGCACCTTGGGGAATCGCACACACTGGTAGTCGTTCATGCCCCGCTGGTCCACCAGCCCGAGGCTCTGGAAGTCGTTCATCAACTGGGCCTGCAAGCCCTTGGTGGATGTCAAGTACACGGTCCTGACCCCGCTCATCCTGGCCACCAGCATCGCCAGCAGGCTCTTGCCGTAGCCAGTGGGCAGGGCAGCACCAAGATACCGCTCCGGACCCAGCAGCCAGGACATCATCTCCTTGTAGAGGGTCTCCTGGCCGGGGTACCACTGCGAGAATTTCGGTAGTCCCAGCAGTTCGCTGGGAGGGGCCGTCATACCGCCTCGGAGGGACGCATGGATACTGGCCCCATGGCCCGGAGGTGGTCATAGCGGCCCAGCACCTCCAGCGCCTGGGTCTGCATCTCACCAGAGGGCATGTCATAGCAGACCCCATAGAGTTGCTGGTAGAAGCGCCTGGCGTCTTCTATGCGTCCCTTGGTCAGGTGGCCGTCCAGCACGGCGGCACCGTCCTGGATCGCCTTCAGCCAGCGCTCGGCCTCGGTCTCCTGCCGGGTGATGGCCATCAGGACATCGGTCACATCGGTCTGCGCCACCCCAGGTTCCATGTCAGCCAGCGCCCGGAGGTGGAGGTAGAGCGCATGGCGGGTCAGGTCCGAGTTGGTCCGGTAAACGAACCGGCCACTCTGCACGAATGCTTGAATCTCCCGAAACATCTCTGGCGTCAACTTCATGGACATCGATGCGCTATGCCCATACTTGGTTGCCGCCGGGGGGATAACAAAGTCCATGTCCCTCTCCCTTCTATAGACTACCGTCCTATCGGACTGAGTAGTTCTGTATCTCTGTAATACTGTAGGATTGAATACTATAACATGAATACCGTTTTCTGCCCAAAACCGGTATTCTATATATACAAGACTATAGTTAGGGCAGTAGCCTTGATAGGCCTTTCCTGTAGGCCTTGTTGAAGCACCGCTGGGAGCAGTACCTCTGACGCTCCTTGGCCAGCTTGCCATTGAATCCTGTGGTGGTCACCACTATCCGGGCCTTGCCCAGGGTCTCCTCACATCGGTCACAGTTCGCCGTCTTTGTCCTTCCTTTGTCTGACCTGGTGGTTCTGAACTCGCTATTTATCATCATTCCTCCAGTCCCATCCGGCCTCTCTCACGCCTTTGCCGGTGGGACGGTATTTACAGGATGGGCACTCCTTGGGTGACGCCACCCTGGGTATCCACTCCCACTTACACCGTGGGCACCGTATGGTAGCTATTGCCATTTGGCCTCCTTCCAGGCGGCTGTGATTACCGCATGTAAATCCTTGACCTTGCACAAGACCGAGATCATCTTTAACATCACTCCTCCCTCGTTACCTGCATATCCTCGGGTATCTGGCTTTGATGTATGAACCGTTGGGCCTCGTAGCCGTCATCGAACTTGACTATCCACTCCTCCAGGCGGTAGTACTGAGCGCTCCGGTGTACAACCACACGGCGAACCAATTCCACCTCCTCGTCTGGGCCTTCCATATCCCTGGGGTCCCGGTACAACGTTACCCTTGCCATGTTGCCTCCTCACGGCGGGTGGCCCAGTCCTTGACGTACTGGGTGAAGTCATCGACCACATCCTCGTCATGGTCGTACTCCTTGACCGCCTCGTCCAGTATGATGTGGAGTCTCTCCACCAGTCTCTTGTGGTTGTCGATGAGGTAGCCGGGTCTAAGCATCACTCCTCCTCACAGGAATGCCCCGCAATCGCCACCAGGGGCAGATTGCGGGGCTTCCAAGCGTTACCAGGTCTAGTTGCTAACTGACCGCACCAGCGGGGACTAGCAGCTCCCAGGCCTTGGCCTTCATGTCAGCGCCACTGCCGAACCAGGCGGCATTCAAGCGCTTGGACTGGTCAGAGCCACGGTGGTGGTCAACGAACTCGGTCACGGCGTTGAGGGCGTCCCAGCGGGTCTCGCCACTGTTGCCCATGCCGTTGTAGAACAGGTCTCCCACCCGGTCCATCTGGTTCTGTATCCTGGCACCGATGGCCTCGGGGTCCTCTTCCTGGCCGAACAGTTGGACGAGGAACTCATCCAACTGGGGCTTGGTCATGGCCTCCTGGGCCAGCCTGTCGATCCCCAACTGGAGCATCTGGGAGTAGGCCTCTTCCAGGCCCAGAATCTCCCGAGCCTCGTTGACCCTGCCCATCAGGTTGACGGTGTGCCGCCCTTTGAACTGGAAGCCCTGGCGTCCACCCACGATGCCCTGGATGGTGTTGCAGCAGCGCTTCCGCACCGTCATGAACCGCACACCCAGCGAGGCAGAGCCGTCAAAGCTATCGGTCACCAGGATGCCCCGGTCCAGCACATCGGTGTTGCTCACCTGGAGGGTGCTGGGAAGCTGGAGGTAGAGCCAGCGCCTGGCCCCGCCGTTCAAGCTGCCACCGGAGTGGAACACCGCCTCATCAGCGGCCACCAGGGCGGCGGGGAACTTGCCAAAGTCCTCAGCCGATAGGGGCTGGTACCCCTTGCCGAACACACCGAACACATCCCCGGTGTCCCGGCGGGTGCAGGCGAATCGGTTTGGCACCTTGTGGTAGGACACCTTGGGGGTGTTATCGGTCCCCTTGATCTTGCGCTCGATGAAGATGGGCTTCATCTTCACCTGCCAGTTCAACCCGGCCTTCTCGATGGCCTCTTCCCAGGTCACAGCCCCCTCCAGGCTGTGGCCGATCCCCTGCCAGGGAGCTTGCGCCGTGTACATCATGCTGTCGATCCCGTAGCTGTTACTCATGGTCCATCTCCTAGTGCCTAAAATTTGGGTCTCCATCTTTATTGTAGCAGATTATCATCCTAGCTGACAACCTGGCTCCGGTCCTCTCGCCTGGCCTTGCTCACTGCCCAGCGGAACCCACACTCTTTGGAGCAGAAGTGGCCGTTACCGGCGTAGCCATACTCCCCCAGCCAGACGTTGACCGAGACATAAGGCCTCGCTCCCCAGGCCCACCGGCGTATGCGGGTGATCCCCTGGTAGTCAGCCCCATACCTCTCCCTGGCCTTCTCCTCGATCTGATCATCGGTCAGGTCTTCCCACTGGTTGAACATCGTGGTGTACTTGGCAAGCTGCTTGTTACATTGTTTACAATCAGGTCTCATTACACTTCTCCCTCGGGTAATTGTGTACCGCTGACTCCGCTCTTACCCGGCTCTTACCCGCCGCTTACCGAGCTCTCCCATGATTCTCCCTTGGCTCTCGCTGATACTTCACTGTGGTAACGGTACAGGCCTTCCAGAGCCAGCCTTACATCGTTCTGCGCAGTAGGCAGGTTGTCCTGGTTCTGTGACCGCTGGAGGATGTCTATGGCTACCTCCAGTGTGGATATAGCCACTGGCTGCTCCGGCTCGTCTTCTATGGTGTCCACCAGGGTCTCGGTGATCTGCATGTCTACGCCCATCGCATTGACTATGGCCCCCAAGCCCCACTCAGACGGTGTTAGCTCATGGTCAACTGCATCGACTACGAATCCCTCGATCTTGACCCTGTACACTTTTATCGCCATGTCCCTCTCCTATCCAGCACACTTGTATAGTTGTGCGCTGACCGGGCCAGGGGACCGGAGTCCCCCAGCCCTGGTCAACCCGCAACCTAGCCCAGGTGGACGGGGAAGCCCAACTGGATCATGACTGCCTCTACGATGGCCTTGCTGTCCCTCAAGCAGGTGCCGAACTTGGCCCGGACCTCTTTGATGGCATCGACCTTGTTGTAGCCAGCCACCTCGACCCCCGGCACCTCATGGCTCCTGACTATCTCGATCACCTCATCCACCGGGATGCTGATCTCGATGGTGCAGGTGAAGTTGCTGATCTCCTCGGGCTTGTAGTTGATCTGTAGGTCTGACATTATTCTGCTCCTTCATCTTTGATCTGAGCTAGTGCTGACAGGCAGGTCTCATAGGCTGCTACCCAGGCGCTGTCCCAATCTCGGTACCATTTGTTCCGACGCTGAGGCACATACCAAGCATGTATGTCCCTAGCTAGTGTCAGTGCCTCTACTGGCGTCATCTGGGCAATGGCGCTTGGTATAGAGGTTGGGCATGGGTTAGCCTGCTTGCTATCGATTCGGCCCCTCATTATTCTGCCCCCTGGTGTTTGATTGCCACCCGCCCTGTGTTGCTCTCCATGACCGGCACCATGCCAGCCAGCACCTGGCCCATGCCATCTGGCCGGTACTCCCGGTTGTCCTGCTCTGCGGATGGCTGGCTCACCTCGTCCATGATCGACTCCAGGCTGTACTGTGGTTCCATGATGTCCCTCTCGCAGTTAATCTGGCCTTGTTGGCCGTCTGCCAGGGTAGCTGGAACCGTAGCTCCAGCCACCTATGGCAGGGGTCAACTATTCGCCGTGGGGGAAATCGGGGCACCCCTGGTACCAGCACCCCTGTGGCTTCCCGGCATCGGGGCAGTCCCGCCCGCACCAGGGGCATCCACCGTCCTGATCCCGTGGGTCCTTGCTGGTGTCGATTTCAAGGCCACGGGCACCCCACTCGTCCACCGTGTGCCCAGCGGGGCTGTACTCTCCCACGTCCCCCAGGACATCAGTCACCAGGCCGAATGAGCGCCACCGCTGTGGTGTGTACCCGCCCAACTGCACGATGGCCGTGAAGGGTATGCTCTCGAACCTCCTGCCCGTGGGGTAGTCCCAGATGGCCTCGATCTTGCCGTCATCGTACCGGAGCATGTCCCTCATGTACTCCGCTGGTGTGGACCGGAATGCCGCTGTGCCTTTGACTCTGATACGTTGCATGTTCCCTCTCCTGGTAGCTGATGTCAGTGGGTCCACTGCTGTGGGTCCACCACTGCCCAGGTGCCAGGAACCGTAGCTCCTGGCACCGGCGGCAGGGGTAGAGCCTAGCTGGTCTCTCTCAGAAACTTGAGCCTCGGTGTGCTGAATGGGCAGGTCTTCCATTGGAGCCGCTCTGTTGTCCTGGGCAGGTAGTCCTCATCGTTGAAGTCCACCAGCCTGTCAGTCATGCCATTTATTGAGTCGATGGTGCCCTGTAGCTCTTGCAGGATCGGCTCATGCTCCTGGCCGAACTCAAAGCCGAGGCGGTGGCAGAGGTTGTCTAGCTCGGTGGCTACCTCTCCCAGCCGGTTGGAGATGCTCTCGGCCTCTTCTGTGGTTACCTGGATACGTTTCATGTCCCTCTCCTTCTAGCTAGTGGCCTTGTTGGTCACTGCCTGGGCAGCACCACCATGCTGGTGGTGCCACCTGGGGCAATGGTCAACCTAGAATGGCAGCCCATCGTCTGGCAGGGTTGGTTCGACTGGGCGGGCTGCTGCTGATTCACCCGCTACGTCATCGTCCTCATACTGGCCCTCACCAGCAGCTTCACTGAAGTCCTGCACCGTCACGCCGTCCCAGAATGGGTTGGGCACCCAGGTGTCATAATCGGTGAGCAGGTACTGCGCCGCTGGGCGAAGGTAGCCCTCTTGTTTGACTGCGGCCTCTTCAAATTCAAAGGGACTCATGCGGTTGAAGTCCATCTCTTCCTGTTCTTGGATGTTCATGTCACCATCTCCTGTTATTTGGTTTCAGCTACTTGGAATCCCGGTGGAAGGACAGGGCAGAGCCGGTCATAGGCTCCGCATACCACCTGGGCTGGCCATGCAGGGCGAATGTGGGGCTGCTGCGCTGGTAGGCGTCGGTCAGGCTACCACCTAGCTCCTCGGTCCAGATGTTCCCCGGCCCTGTGGCTATCACTGCCCACTCATACGGCCCAGCTTCCCAGTACACCGTAGGGCTGTCGCAGTAGGCAGACTCCCTGATGAAAGCGCCCTCGCCCCCTGGCATCTGCTGGATGGCTCTCAGCACCTGGGCGGCGGCTCCCCTGGCCGTCTTGGCTGTGATCTTGTGCTTGGCCCTTAGTTCCAGTTCCTTGACTGTGGTCATTTGCTCTTCTCCTCTTATTTGGTCTCAGCGATCAACTTGGGAAGTCTGCGATTCCCCGCTCCCCACTAAGCTCTTCCCTAGCTCTTCCTGGCCGATTTGAGGATGTCCCGCAGGATTGGCTTCCATGCCTCTCCCTGTCGCAGCAGGTTGGCGTAGTACTTCTTCTCCTGGACGAACTCGGCCCAGGGCATCCGCTCCCGGCCATGTGCCAGGTGTTCATCATTCCTCTGCTGGAACTCTTCCCGCCACTGTGCCAGCCTCACCCGCCGCTCCTCGAATTGGTTCCTGTACTCCTGATTATTCTCTTGCATGGTGTCTCTCCTGGTGTAAATTTCAGGCCTTGACCGGCCATGGCTGGCCACCACCGGAGTGATGGCCAGGGAAGCGGTCAAGTCTAGCTGATGTATGCGTGGCCACCAGCGGTCAACGTCACGCTGTCAGCCTCTGTGATTGGCTCCCCTGTGGCCTTGAGGACAAACGAGCCGCACTTGTACGGGTTGTACGATACCTGCCGATCCGGGTGGTGTGGTCCAGCTACCATGGGCACCCGTTCACCCTTGATAAATGCGTGGACGTTTTTCCTCTGCTCCCG